AATTCGTAAAAGGAGAAATGAAAGATGGTGAATATGTTGAGACATTTAGAGTTGATAAATTTATTCTTCTTTGTTTAAAGATAAAAGCTTATGTTAAGATGTTTAGGAGTTTAAATGAAAGAGAAAGATAAAGTTAAAGTAGAAACTGAGCTCGAAGAAATCCTGAAAGAATCTTATAAATCTATAGAAGACATTTTTTCTTCAGAAGATAAGGGCTGGATAAATCTCAGTAAGCTATCTCAAAAGGCTGAATTTAGCGTCTCACAAAAGAGAGACATAATCAAGCGTTCCCGATTTTATGGGTCGATTGATCCATTAACAGTTCAGGCTTTAAGATTATGGAGTGATTATTCGCTTGGTTCAGGTCTAATCCTTAAAGTTAATAATGAAAAAACAACAACAAAGAAGATCTTAGATAATTTTTGGGCCGCTCGTATAAATAAACCAGTGCTATCCTGTAAAGGGCAGCGACAAAATTCTTATAAATTACTTATAGATGGTAGCATTTACTTTGCCTTATTTTTAGGTACTGAAGGAAAGGTAACGATCAGAAGGATTGATCCCTTAGAGATAACCGAAATCATTACTAATCCAGATGACTTAGAGGATGTAAGATATTATAAGCGGCAATGGATTGATTCGCAAGGACGAGCAAAAGAAGGTTGCTATAGGTCCTGGCAGAACATAAAAGATGAAAGCACTCTAGACATGTATGGTCAAGCGAGGACATCAGATCAAGAGGCCATAATATATCACATTGAGCGTGAGCCTGACGGTCTACCATTAATTTTACCTGCTATGGATTGGATCAAACTCTTTAGGCAGTTCTTAGCCTCTAGGGTAGCGATTATATTAGCCCTAGCTCGGTTTGCCTGGAAGACAAAGGCAACAGGCGGAAGTAAGGCAGTAGCAGGGATAAAAGCTCAAGTAGATCAAACAAAGCCAGATGCTGGTAGTTGGTTGATTGAAAATATGGGTTCAGATACTCAACCTATCAAAACAGATACCGGCGCCTCGGGAGCTTATCAGGATGGGCGAATGCTTAAGTTGCAAATTTGTGCTGCCTTTGGAATAACGGAACAATACTTTGGGGATATATCTGTTGGCAGTTTAGCGACAGCACAGACCGTTGAGCTTCCAATGATTAAGATGTTTAATTCTTATCAGACGCTCTGGCTTGAAGCATACAAAGACATTTCAGATATTGTATTGGAACACAATAACATAGCAGAAGCAGATAGGATTTTTGATTTTGATTTACCAGCAATAACACCCGAGGAAGCTTCGACAATAGCTACGAATATAGCGGCATTGATCCCTGCTATCCCAAGACTGGCAACTTCAGAAGATGTCTTACAGCAAGCGTTAATGTCTATTGGGGTTAAAGATATAGCTCAAGCTATTGAAAAATTAGAGGGAATTGAGGAAAGCAATAAAACTGTTGCACTTATTAAAGCACTTCAGAGTTTTAAGGAGACGTTAAAGTGATATGTAAAAGATGTAATGGGAAAGGTTATCTTGAATTTGAACATGGCCTGATCCAGCTTATCTGTGATAAGTGCAAAGGAACGGGAGAGGAAGATGACGGTAAAAACGGAGATCAACGGGATACTGGGAAAGCTACAGGACGAGATCCCGTGCAATCCAAACGCAAAGCAAAACGTAAAGCTCGCTGATCGGATGGAAAAGGATTTAGTTGATTATTTTAATGCCATGAGCAAAGCCTTTCCTTATCAAGACTTGGAGAAGATTTACTCTAAAAATATAAAAGAATCGATTGAAGGCGATGCTGGTAAGGTGTTGGATCCTATCTTAAAAATATTGAATGTTGGACTTGCAACAAAGGTAATTGGGCACTTAACAACTACCTATGTTGCTGGTTCCGCTCAGATGATGAAATATGGGGGGCTTGCCTTTGAGGGAGTACCAAGTACTAAGGCAATTACTTGGGCAGAAAAGCACGCTGCCAAATTGGTAACTCAGATGGATGAGGAAACAAAGAACCGCTTAGCTAAGGTTATCAGTGATGGAATAGCAAACAAACGAGGCGTGGCTGGTATTGGTCGAGACATAAGAAAAGAAATACAGGATATGAGTGTAAACAGGGGAAAGTTAATTGCACAAACTGAGACGGCGACCGCTTTAGGGCAGGCCTTTGATGACAATGGTGAAGAGATAGGAATTGATGGTAAGGAATGGGTAACGGTTGGCGATGATAAAGTTTCTGATGGTTGCCGAGAAAATGAAGCGGCTGGGGTAATTCCCTTTGATCAAGCATTTCCAAGTGGCCATATGACCCCTCCACGATTTCCTGGATGCCGCTGCGCTTGTGCACCAGCCAGATTAAAGAGATAAAAATAGGAGGCAAATATGCCATATAAAAAGTTGAGTGAACTGCCATCACCGGTTAAGGACAATCTCCCAACTGGTGCTCAGGAGATATTTCTTGCTGCTTATAATTCTGCATATAAGCAATATGAAGGCAACGAGGAAAAGTGCAATGCTGTTGCTTGGGCCGCAGTTAAGAATAAGTATAAGAAAGACACTAAAGGTAACTGGGTTGCCAAGGAGGCAAAGATGAAAGAATCAATGAGTGATGATGATAAGAGAAATCTACTTCAGGTTGCTTTAGAGATAAAATTTCCTTCACAAGAGGTTCATACTCCTTCAGGTGCTTGGATTGCTGATGTTTTTGATACTGAACTTATCTATCGTAAAGATGGAGTCGATTATAAAGTATCATATATTATTGATACTGAAGGCAAGATAACTTTTGGTGAACCAGTAAAAGTCAAGAAGCAGACTATCTATACCCCGCTTGAATCCTTGCAGATTGTATATTCTAATATAATTCAGGAAGTCGGTAAGCGGAATGCTTCTATTGATGCAGCTCGTATTAAAAAGATAGTTGAACTATGCCAGGAACTGTTGTCGAGTGAATTACCAGACGAGGTTAAAACTCAAAAGGCAATCAAGGAAGCCGAATCAACTTTAGTCTGGCTAAAAGAGCAGGCTATAATGAAAACTGAAGATGGCGTTAAGTTTCCTGCGGAGGCTTATGCTTATGTACCATGTAAAGAAGAGTCGTCTGAATGGAAATTGAGACTATGGGAAGATCTTGCTAAAAAGATAACCAGAATGCAATTAGGTAAAGCTGCAGCTGCTTTAAGTCCTGGCGGTTTTAGAGGACAAAAAGTAGCAATACCTTCTGCTGATTTAATAGAGGTAAAGAGAACAATCCGTTCTGAGTACAAGAATTTAGATGTTAAAGATGAAGACATTCCCAAATGGGTTAAAGAAGTTGAGAAGAGAGAAGAATTAACGAGCTATGTTTCATTGTCAGAAGCTAAATTGGATAAAGGTATTGCTACGGTGACAATTATCAAGTCTGGTTTTAATGAAGGTAATGGAAGATATTACCCGGCTGAGGTATTAAAACGAGATTATAAAGTATTTGAAGGTGCAAAAATGTATGCTGATCATCCCACCCCGGCTGAAGATAAAGCACGGCCTGAAAGATCTATCAGGGACTGGGTGGGAACTTTAAATAACGTTGAAGTTAAAGAAGATGGAACTATTATTGGTAAGGCCACGATAGTTGAACCCTGGCTGCAGGCGAAGTTAGCAAGATTGCGAGATTCAGAGATGCTTTCAGAGATGGGCATTTCAATCAATGCAATTGGCTCAGCTTCCGATGCTGAGATTGAGGGTATCAAGACGAAGTTAGTGGAGAAGCTAATAAAGGCAAGGTCAGTTGATTTTGTTACTGAACCAGGTGCTGGCGGTTCGGTAGAATTTTATGAATCTGAAAGGATAGACATAGATCTAATAGAGATTAACCAGCTTAAAGAATTAAGACCAGATTTAGTTGAAGTTATTAAAACTGAGACTAGAACTGAATTAACCAAGGAGGTTAAAAGAATTATGGAAATGGAAGAGAAAATAAAAGAATTAGAAGGGCAAATTACAACCTTAACTACAGAGCGTGACGAACTTAAGATCAAGATGGAAGAAGCGGCAAGGGCACAAAAGAAAGCTGAGGCAAAGTCCTTAATAGACGAAGCTGTAGGCAAATCTGAATTACCTGAGGCTGCAAAGTCAAAAATACTGGAGAAGTTTAAAGACGTTGAAACTGCTGATGGAATAGAAGAAGCGATAAAGTCTGAAAAAGATTATATTGCTTCCATTCAGGAATCAGGAAAAGTTAAGGGTTTAGGAAAGACGGCAGTAAGTGCAGAAGAGAATCGTAAGGCTCTTGTAGAGTCTTTTAAGACACTTGGGTTGCCTGATAAGGAAGCTGAAATAGCTGCTGAAGGAAGATAAATCATGGTAGGTCCAGAACAACCAGAAGAAGAAGGCACTAATTATTACTACGATCCAAACCGTAAAGCAGGTGAGGAAGTCTCATCTACCTTTGAAGGACGGCATGTTTATATTCAAGAAAGCGTGTTAATTCATGCAGATCCTGGAGATGAACTTGTAGATAAGGGCCAACCCGTAGCCTTTTGGGACGGAGTAGGAATAGCTTTAAAATCTGCGACCTCAAAATCAGAGAATATACCAATTGATACTGAGGGAATATGGAGACTCTCAGTAGTGGCTGTTGCTGAAATAAAGGTAGGGCAAGCATTGTTTATAACTGACATGGGAATAGTTACTGATGATCCAACTGTTGCATGGGCAGTTATTGGTTATGCTTTACAAGCTATTGCTAGAGCAGGGACTGAAATTATAGCAGTAAAAGTTCATTGGATGGGCGTACCATGGATTTGGTTCTGGTGGTTTTGGTGGAGCCAATATCCGACTTAAATAAAAATTAGTTATCTAAATAAAAATTAGTTATAAATAACCTAGGAGGTAAAATATTATGCCTACATTTGGAGTTTATCCTATTGCGGACGTAGAGCCCGCAGGACAAGAAGTTTCTTCTACCTATGAAGGTAGACATGTCACTCTTTTAGAGAGTGAATTAATACACAATGCTCATGCAGATGGGCTTGTGGACAAAGGTGATCCCGTTGTTTTTGGGACAGTGGCTTTGCAGGGAGTGGGCGTAGCATTTAAGAGTGCTGCGGCTGCTACTGATTTGATTACTGTGGACACTGAAGGCATCTGGATTATCGACTGTTTTGCTCAGGATGATGGTGGAGCAAGTGCTATCGAAGGTGGCGATAGGTTATACATCGCTAACTCTACCCCTTGTATCGTAAGTAAGATAGCAACTGCCGCAACTCAAGTTCCGTTCGGTTATGCACTGGGTCATGTTGGCGCAGGACTAACCGAAACTATTGCTGTCAAGGTTCATTGGGACCCGATTGACAATGCTATTCTTGATCTCGAACCATTCTACTTTGGCGATAGCAGGGATGCTAGTCTCGTATGGGGACCGAGTATTATCAATGCAGGAGTAGATACCCTTCTACTCACTGTTCCTGTAGTTCCCGCAGGAAGTTCAGCATTTCAGATTAAAGCTACTGCTGGAGCAGGAACAAACGATGTGGGTATTGCCTGCTACTTTGATGCCAACGTAGGCGGAGTTCAGACAGGTAACTGGGTATATGGTGGTGGTATTTGGTTAAATCTTGCTACTACTTTCGATGCACCAGCTGCCTATGAGATAGCTGCGCAGAATAACGGAGTATACTGTGGAGCAGTTGTAGACTATGCAACCGCTAGAGTGATATACGGGCTGAAAGCAGAATGTATCATGTCACCTGCCCAACCTAGAGATGTATATGCTTTTGGAATTGGTGGAAATATCAGTGGTTCTGCTGATACTGCCATATTCTATGCCGCTCAGCCTGCAATATGCGGGATGACTCCGACAAACCGTACAACTCAGGTAGGTTCCTTGGCTCTAATACGGGTCAATGGTTCTGGACATGATCATGTTCTATATGTAAATCTGTACGAAGCATAAAAAGGAGAGAAAATGAAACTGACAAATGGTGAAATCTTTAATTCAAAAGAACCTCTACAAAAACTAATGGCTGAAAGGTTGCCTGTTAAAGTAAGTTACGGGTTGGCAAAACTCGCTGCTAAACTTAACGAACAACTACAAGTCATTGAACAGGTAAGACAAGGGTTAATTATCACTTATGGAGAACCTGACCCTGAAGTACCCAATCGAACTAGGGTAAATCCAACAAGTGATAAATACCCAAAGTTTATTGCTGAATATGGGGAACTAATGAAACAGGAAGTCGAAATCGTACTTGATGTAGTGACTTTGCCTGAAACGTTGGAGATTGAGCCGTCAGTTTTAATGGCTCTCGACAAATTCATTAAAATTTAACTTTGAAGGTTTCACCTAAAGTGGTTGCAGACCTTCTTTAAAAAAAATAAATAAACAGAGGAGAAAAACATGGAACTTATGAAATTAATGGAAGACTGGAAGGGATATACTGCCCTTTCAGATGTAAAGAAACCTGAAAATTGGGAAGCTCAGTTGAAAGAAACAATTGACTTATTGAGCAATGCAAAGAGATTGCCTCAACATCGTCATGAATATTTGATAAGAGAAGCTCTGACAACTTCAGACTTTCCTTATCTATTTGGCGATATTTTAGACAGGCAGGTCTTAGCTTCTTATAGAGCTGTTGATCCAGTATGGAAAGCATTTGTAAAGATGTCAACTGTTAAGGATTTTAAAGTATCGAGACGCTTTGCCATTACTGGTGGAGACCAGTACTTGGCTGAGGTAGCTGAGAAGGGTGAGTATCTCGCTAGTGAAAGAACCGAAGGTCACTATGATCTATCAGTTAAGAAATATGGTCGCCAGTTTGATATTAGCTGGGAGTCCTTGATCAATGATGATTTAGGAGCTCTTAAAGACACACCGGAAAGATTTGCAAGGGCTGCAGTAAGAACTGAACATCGAATCACAACTGGATTATATGCTGATAATGCAACTCTCTATCAACTTGCTGGTGGTCAGGCTAATAGAGTTGTTACTGCTTTGACCATTGGAAGCTTAGAAGTTGGACTTCAGGCTATGGCAGGTTTCTTAGATGCTAATGGCGAACCAATAATGAACAGGGCTAAATTCTTGGTAGTTCCTCCTGCTCTTGAAATGACAGCAAGACAAATTCTGACTTCGGCAACTAAGATGTGGCTTGCAACGACCAATGTTCCTGCTACTGCGGTTCCTTATCCAACGAACAATGTGGTCTCTCAAATGGGTTTGACCTTAATAATTGATCCTTATCTGCCAGTAATGGATGTTACGCCCAGTGGTAACACAGGTTGGTATTTATTTGCTAATCCTGCAGATATAGCAGCTCTTGAAGTTGCACACCTTTTGGGACATGAAGTACCAGAAATTTGCATGAAAGCATCCGACAAAGTATCAGTTGGAGGCGGTGCGGTTGGACCTATGGATGGCGATTTTGCCACAGATAACGTATTCTATAGAGTTCGTGTTGTTTTTGGTGGAACTAGGCTTGATTGGAGAGCAACCTACATGGGAGGCTCGGATTAATTAAGTTTAAACGGGCGGTAGAGATGCCGCCCTTATATGGAGGTAAGATATGCCTTTTAATCCATTAGAAAGAGCATTTAGTTGGAAGCATTTAACAGCGACTAATCAGATTAGTTCAAAATCTGGAATGCTTCATACAATAACAATAAATCGTGGCGATCCAGCAGCAGCATCAATCGTAACTGTCTACGATGGGATAGGAGTTACGGCCGACATTATAGCGATAATTATTTTAGATACGGCTCTTTATACTGTGCCTACTACTTTAGTTTTTGATTGCGGGTATTTGACGGGATTATACATTACTTTTAGCGCAGTAACGCTGGCTGATATAACGGTATCTTATAAATAAGAATTTTATGGAGGTGAATTATGCCAATTACAGCAACGGATATTTTGTTTAAATTATCATTAAAGACAGGCACGGCGGGTAACCAGAGTGCGCAACCTAATGTAAATGAATCTCTAGGTAAGTACATATCAACTACCCAAATCACCGATGCTACGCTTAATAATTTATTCGATGACGTCAGTGGAGATGAGAATGCAGCCTCAGATGTGGAATACAGGTGTATCTTCGTTCATAATGCTCACGGTTCTTTGACATGGCAAAATGTAGTAGTCTGGTTGAGTGCCGAGGTGTCCGGTGGGGCCATTGCGACCATAGCGATTGATAATATCGCTGCAAGTGCAATCGGTTCATCTTCTGCTCAGGCTGCCTTGATAGCAACTGAAAATGATGCACCTTCTGGAGTAGGTTCGTTCTCTGGCCCCGTAACTAAAGGAACTGGATTATCTTTAGGTAACATAGTGGCTGGCTACTGTCGGGCCATTTGGATTAAACGGTCAGCGGCTAATACGGTAGCACTTAATAATGATGGCGTTACTCTAAGATGTGAAGGAGATACAAACGCTTAATAGGAGATAAAATATGGCTATCACAACTTTGGATGGTTATATTGGTGCAGTAAGACAAAGATTAACCTGGATGAAGACAGGCACACGAGTACTTATTGCTTCAATGCCTTATACTACTTTTGACATTGCAGGAAATCCAGGTGCAGGAGTTTTAAATGTTGGAAACACTGCGAATGGTTTAGTTCATACCTGTGCGACTGCTGGTTATCCTATTATAGCAAGTTTCGGCGGTTCAAATGGATATTTGTCAAAAGTAGAATTTGGAAGTTCGGTTGCCTGTTGTTTTGACCTTTGGGATAGACTGTTTGTGGCAGGAGCTTATGCTTATAATGCCGATGTAACGCTTACCTCGCAACCAAGTTTTTCGGGAAGAGTTCCTAATGCTAACTATAACGGACTTCAGTTATGGACAGAACAGGTAACGGTAGGCGTGGGAATTCAACATATAAGGGTTTATTATCTTGATCAAGACGGGCAAGCAGGAGATACTGGAGATGTTACATTCATTACCACTACACCCGTTGGGCGTATGCAACAAATACCATTAGCGGCTGGAGATAGCGGAATTTCACAGATTACAAGAGTAGTAGGTCTTACTGCTACGGGAGGAACTTTCAATGTAATGATACTCCGTTCATTGTGGACTGGAATGTGTCCC